TTACAATTTCCTGCGCCTCGTTGTAGTCTGCATCAAGACCTTGAACAAGAATAGTCCTTGCTCCTGTACCTGCAGCAGTATCATCAGTAGAACTAGATGAAACTTTCATTACAGTAGCTGCAGATGGATAGGCATAGATACCACCAGCATCCCAGATAGTTTCTTCAGAACCGTTAATATCTGGATTAAATCCAAATTTAAAGATCACCTTGTGATCATATATTTGATTACGAGATACCTGTAAATCAAACGGTTCAACCCGTCCGTCTTTTGTTATACTAGATGGTATAGCCATAGTCTATTCCTCCCTAATAGCAGTGCCATATAACTGCTGATAAACTCTATTTATATCTTCAATAGGTAAAGGCGCACCAGTAACAAACCTTACTCTACCTCCTAAAGTTTCACTGATATCATCTGGAATAAACATATTAGCATCGGCAGCATTAATAAGTCTTTCTGCACCAGATGGTAAATCTCTACTAAATTGCTGTGTTAAACCTCTATCAAGTCCAGTCCTAAAATCTTCCTGCAGAATATCTTCATAAGCATCTAGGGTAGCCTGTAATTTTCTAAACTTTGAAAGCTTTTGTTGCTGCCCTTTTATATAAGCATCATATACTTGATCAGGAGTTTGATTTTCATAAGAACTAAGTCTTTGATTTACATATCTACTAGAATTTTGAATATCCTGCACAACAGGAAGAATATTCCTTCTCATACCTTGAGTAAGATCAAGTCTAGATTTTTTTAATCCAAAAAATTCTTCAAGACCATCATATCCTGTAACACCTGCAGCACCAGATACTAAACCACCAGTAGGTGTAGAGTATCCATATTTAGAAACTTCAGTTCCAGTTGGATCAGATAAAAATGAGTTAAGTGTAATCCCTTCTTCACCTAATGCTTTAGCTTTAGCCTGTTGAAAAGCAAGCCTGTTTCTTAAAAATTTAACAAATCCCGGTTCAAATATCTCTGCTGTTCCTACAGCTATATTTTTAAAAGTATCTCCTATTTCTGTAGGAGTTTCAAAATCTTGACCTGCACCTGCAGCATCTAAAAATCCTTGTGTAATCATAGATGTTCCTAAGAATGGTCCAAGCATTTGATCAGATAATTGTAATGCTAATTTAGCTGCATCATCTGTTGTAAACTCTTGACCATCAGAGTATAATTTATCTACAGCCCTATGTAATGTTCTGCCGCCTATCTTTAAATATTCAAAAGGATCAAGAGGACCAAGATCAACATAGTCAACTACAGTATTACCTCCTGCTAGTTTAAAAGGACTTAAAAATACTTTAGCTGAATGGGCTGAGTAACTAGGAACAAGATCATTAATAGCATTTTTTTGATCATCTGATATACCAAAAAGAGATTGGCTATAGTCTGCTGCCATATCACCACCTATACCAGCAACAGTTATACCACCAAGTCTTTTCATTCCTTCAGCGACTAATCTAGGATTATTAGAGGCTAAATCTTGCATAGTATATTTTACTAAATTTTTAGTAACTCGAATCATCTCTGCAGGAAAAGCTAAGAAGTCACCAATAGGCGCACCTCTAAGTTTTTTAAATCCTCTAGGAACAAGATTATAGTTAGGCATTAAGTCTCTTGTTCTTTGTGCAGCAAGCCTGTCTAATTCATCAGCACTAATATTAGGCAAAGCTTTCTTCAAATAATTTTTAGTTTTTTCAAAATGAATAACTTTAAAATAATCATCTTCTGCTTGATATAATTTGAATAGTTTATCGCCACCAGTTCTGTTTAAAATCTTTTGACCTAAACCATTTGGCTGTAGTTTAAATGCATCACTAGCTACCTGTCTAATAATATTAGCAGTAACACCACTATCTATAATTCCAAGCTCTTGATACTTAGCTACATTATCAGCTAACTCTTTTGAACTAATATTTCTAAATTTAGAACCTACTGCATCTGCAGCTTCTTTATAACCTTTACCACCAGCAACCATACCATTTGCAGCCATAAGTACTGTGTTACCCATCATATTCCTAAAATGTGTAGCTGGATTAGCTACAGTTTTAGACAGTTGTGAAATAGATTTAGCTTTTAAAAATGTTCTAACTATACTATCAGGATTAGCTCCAAAAAATCCATCTTGATCAAGAGCATCTCTAACTATTTTTTGATAATTTTTATTTGCATATAATCCTTCTAATGGATTTTTAAATGCTCCACTATTTACACCTGAAACAATCCGAGCTAATCTTTCTTCACCAGCTTCACCTAATGATTTAAGTCCAGCTTCTGGTTCAGGAGAAACAACTCGCCTTCCTACTCCCTGCACACCTGCTCTTGATAAATCATTAGCATCAAGATGTCTTCTAATACCATCAAGATATTCATACTCTGCTTTAAATACAGAAAGTTTTTCTAATGTATTTTGAAAGTTTTTAAATGGGTCTTTTACTTCACCCCATAGTTCTCTAATCTCAGGAGGAATATCTTTACGTCTTCTTGTAGCCTTACTTGTACTACCTGTACTTTCTCGCATTTTATCTAAAAATTTAAACACACCTTCTGCTTCTGAGCCACCTCTACCAGCAACTAAATCTTTTAAAACAGCACCAATATTTTCTTCTGGAATGCCCTCAACATTTCTTAAATAAGCAGCAGCACTTTGTTTTATATTATCTGGTATATCCTCAAACTTATAATTAGGATCATCAAAAGCTCTATATGATCTATTTAAATATGTTCCTATATTTCTATCTATTTTAATTTGAAGTGTACTGCCATCTTTTAAAAAATTATCTCTTACAAAAGCAGATAAATTATCAATCTCATTTCTCATTTCATCTACAGTATTAGCAGCAAATGTAGAGTCTGCTCTTAATGTAGCCTTTGCAGTCTCGTCGCCAGCTAAAGCTTTATTAACTACATTTTTTAAATAGTCATCGTTATATAAATTTTTATCTTTTAATTCTTTTTCTAAAGGTTCATTAAATCCTCTTATCTTTGTAAATGTTGCGTTTGCAGCAGCATCTCTTTTAACAGCAAGCTCAAGCATAGTCTCATCTGTACCACCAGTTGCGGTAAAATATCTACTAAAAGGTACAATCTCATTTATTTTAGGGGCAACACTTCTAGTAAGTGCTTTTAAAATTTTACCACCACCTACAGTTACGCCACCAAGTACACCTTCTAATGCTAGGTTATTAACAAGCTGATCAACAAATTGTTGTTCTCTTGGATCATTAAGATCAATAGTACGGTTTTTAATTTTATCTAAATATTCTTTTGGTAAAAGTTCCTCGTCAACAAGAGTATTAGCTATGTTATCCTCTGGTCTTTCATAAGCTGCATAAGTAAGATTATTTGTACCAGCACCCGCAACATTTCTTCCAATCTTTCCTAGTCCTGCTAACTTACCTAGTTTATAAGCACCTGCATAGGGAATAAGATACGATCCAATCTCTGCACCTATATTACGAATATCACCTGTTAAGCCCTCTCCATGATAAGGATCAAATGCTTCTTGAAAAGTTCTTTTAACTTCATTAGGTATATTTGCACCAATGTCATCAGCAAAGTTACCTATAGCACTAGATACAGACTCTGGCAAGATTATATCACCAAGCTCAACAATACCTTTACCTGCTCTACCTAAAGCAGATGTAAACATAGCTACAGGTGCAGGACCGAATCCTTCTGTTGGATCAACCTCACCCTTTTCATACTTATCAAAAAATGAATCGTATTCTTTATAATACTCATCAGGATTAACACCATAAGATTCTATAATACCTTCAACCTGCTCAGGCGTTACATCATCTTCAGCAATTTTATTTTTAATATCATGAAAGGTTTGAGTTCTAAAACTTATACCCATTTATCGTTATCCTTAGTTAGAGGGATTTCTTCTTGCTGCATCTAGTTTCTTTTTAGCTGCTTGTTGAGCATCATTTAGTGCAGCTTGAGTAGTTCCAGCTTCTTTATCTCGTCTACTGCCTGTCTTTGCTAAAGATAAAGCAAAATCATTTGCAGCATTAACAGCGGATGTTGGATTAACACCCTCATTTAATAAATTTGTAAATCTATTATATACCTCTACCTTTTGAAAAGGTGCAATTGTTAAGTCATTTATACTTTTTACTAATTTATCATATGCTTCATTAGCATCTAAACCATACCTATTTGCCATTCGTTCAGCTTGGGCTTTTGCTGCTCTTAAATCATTTTCAGATGCAATTTTGCTTCTTTCTAGATTAAGTTTTTCTCTAGCTAGATTAATATTAAGACCTTCTTTCAATACCTCTTCCTCAATATCTTTAGCTGCTCGACTTTCTTTTCTAAAGTCCTTTTGAATTTCTTTTAGATTTTCAATTGAAGGCAATGCCGCCTTGTTTAATTTTGCAAGGAAACCAGCAGGACCTTTTTCTCCAGCAAATCTAGCTGATGCTGCAGCAAGCTCTGCAAACAATTGTACTTCTTTAGACTCCTCTGCCTCGGTTAATCTTTCATCAGCGGTTGACTTTTTCTTTTCTAAGAAAGAAAGATAATCGTCAAATGCTTTATCAACTTTACCATAAGAATCTTCTGCAGGAGGAGCAGGTGGAGGAGCAAATGGAGGAGCAAATGGAGTTACAGAAGATGCTCCCTTACGACCATCATCTGTTTGTTTTTCAGACTCCCCTTTTGGAATAGGAGAGGCAGCTTTCTTAACAGCTGCATCTTTTCCATTTGACTCAATAAATGGATTTGAATTTAAGTACCAAGGCTGTAACATCAAATCTCTTTTAGGTTCCTCAGAACCTTGAGGAAATGGATCGGATGGTACAAATTTTTCTATAATACGACGAGAAAGTGGACCTTTATCTAATTCAAAACCTACAACTTTATCATCTTCTTCTGTAAACTGTTCAGTTCTACCAGTTAAAATTCTACTCCCAGCTTCAATAGTTTTTCTATCAGGAATTTGATTTGTAATCATATTTATATAATCACTAATACTTTTTTCTTTAGGTTGTATTGCTTCTACAAGTGCGCTAGTTTCACTTAAACTACCCGGCACAGGTTCACCAACTCTTACTACAGGCTGTAAATCAGAGGCTCTTTGATTAGTATATTGTGGAACCATTCCGGGAGGTGTACTTCTAGGAGTAAGTATACTACTAATAGCATCAGACAAGATAGGAATAATGCCGCCAAATTGAGCAGGACGGTTTAAATCTTCTCTAGTTACTGTCCTGCCCATAGTAGGGTTTACATTATTTTGATGTCTTTCTAAACTAGACAGTCCACCTCTAATCTGCCCACCAGATTGACGGGGTACTACCTGACCACCGGCCTTATTCTTAAATCCACCCAAGGCACCAAAGATACCAAGACCTGTACCAAGCGTACCAAGAAGTTGTTGACCAAAGCTGGCCTGTGGTTCTTGTTTAGTAGTAACCTGATACGATGATGGGGTGAACGGGAACCCTCGTACAAGAGATTGAAACTCTTGTAGCTGACGCAATGGAAACTCCCGTTGTTCAAGAAAATCTCTTTCAGCTAAGTTCAGTGCTGCTTGCTCTTGAGCTTGTTTATTTTCACCAACGGTAGAAAGGAACGCAAGCTCTCTTGCAGCTTGTGCAGGAGCAGCTTCACCAAGAGCAGAGTACAATGCAGAACCTTGTAGCTCTCTTGCTTTTTGTGCCTCAAATGCTTTAAGAGCCTGTTCATAAGATGTAGTTAGTCCTCTTTCTTCAATTTCAGAAAGTTGATTTTGTAAATTCCTCTGTGCTTCTGCTTCAAGAATAGCTGCTCTTGATCCACCAAATGATCCAGCTTGAACTGCTGCTGCATCAAGCTTTGGTTGAATAGCTGATTCATATTGTCTAATAGCTTCTCGTTTAGCTGTATCAGTTACTTGACGAAGATACGGGTTCATCAACTCTTGAGCAGCTGTTTCAGTAAAAGGTAATGTTCCAAGATTAAGAGAGCCTACAGCAGATTCAAAATATGGAGTAGACTTTCCAAACTCTGAAGAAGCTATACCTTCCCGTCCTAGTGAAGCTAGTCCTGAAAAAGCTTCTTCTTGTTCAGGAGCAAAACTAGCAATTCTTGGGCCAGTAAATTGCTCAAAAGGTGCAAGTTGTTGTATAGTCTCTCCAGTTTCTGGATCAGTCGTATCTTCAAAGAACTGCGCCCTAGATGCTTCTAAAATATCTTGAATAAAAGGCTTTGCTAATGTAAAACCTTCATCTGATAATTGTGCAGCTGATACAGCACCCGGCCCACCACTAAACTGACCTGTTGTTCCACCAAAAACATTTGATAATACACCCATTCTATTTACTCCATTAACTTACTAATGATTGAAGAGCTTTACTACCATTCATCTCTGGCGGTTGTTTAGCTCTACCATATTTACTTTTTCTAAAGTCTGCAATAAACTTATCCATTTCATCTGCGCCATCATCTGGATTACCATTTCCAAGCATAGCCATTACATCTGCAGGGACTACATATTCTTTAGGAGAAACAGCTAAAAGACCACCGCCTTTTATTTCCATAATTTGATTGTCTTCCATACCGTGACCATTTCCTGTAACCATTCCTTCAAAGTCTGGTTTACCACCGGCAGCTAAAGAAACTAAACCGCCGTGTGCAGCAGGAACAAATTGGGTCGGACCAAAAAATTCAAAGCCACCACCCTGTATAGCTCTGCGTTTAGCTTCTTCTGCAGTAAGAGCAGCACCACCCCGCCCAAATTCACCAGCTGCTCTACGTTGAGCAACTCGTCTACGAGCAATAGGTTCAGGAATACCTTGGTTGATAAGGTCTTGTGCAGCCTTTTCTTCTGCTAGACGTTGAGCCTCCATAGCATCTACAAGACTTGTAGCCTCAACAGAAGCTAGTCCTGTTCCCACATCTCCAAAGTCTAGCTCACTACCAAATTCTTTAGCAGCTTTTAAGTAAGTGCCAGTATCATTAAGCTGAAAGGTTTTTCTTGCTTCAGAAAATCTATCAAATGATTCAGGAGTTACATAACGATTTTTAAATTGTTTTGCTGCTCTAACCATTGCCACTTGCTCATCTAAACTTGGATTAAAAACTTGATCAGCGTTTGAAATCTCACCTTTAATAAAAGTTCTCACTTCTTCAGGAGACACCCTAGTCATATTCGTTGCTTGCTCAAACTCTTTACGAGGAAGTTGTTGTAATCCTCTCCCTAACCTTTGAGCCTCTTCAGGAGTTAGGCTTTCTGGTCTTGTTAAAAATTCTTGAAGTTGTTGATTTTGTAAGTTAGGGGATTGAGGAAGGGGTGGTCGGAGAAAGTAATCTTCAGCCAATTCGCCAGTATCAAAGTCTAAAACATCTGGAACAATATCTAATTCTTCAAAATCTGGAAAATCCTCCACTAGCATTTGCTCTCTTTTTCTAGCTCTATCTGCTACATTTTCTAGAAATGCTTCACGGCTTCCCGCTTTCCCTACATCATAAGCACTTCCACCACCTATTCCACCTAAAAATTCTTTTAACTTTGAACCACCATATTGAAGACCACCAGAAACAACACCAGCTGTGAAAGCATCACCGGGGTCTCTAAAAGGTAAAGAGCCTAAAGTTGTTCCAGCACCTGATAAAAGTGCTTGACTTGCTGTAGGACCAAGAAATTGTCCAACTGATGTGTTCCCAAAAGCAGGACCAGCAAATGCCGGTAGAGCAATTGAAGCTACAGCAGGAATAATATTTTCTGGTTTAAAAATATTTTTTACAGTATTCTTAATACCTTTAAAGAAATCTCCTAAGAAATATTCAGGCAGACCAGTATCTGGATTGATGGACATTAAACCAGTTTGTTGAAGTCTTCTAACTTCTGGCTTTGTCATATGTACAAGTTCAGTATCTCCTCCTCTACCTTGTAGAGCGAGAAGAGAGGCTATACCACTTTGCGGTGCCTGTCTATTAATATATACTGCCATAGTTCCTTACCTGCTGTGGTTGCGCATAAAAAGATGCTGGTTGCATAGCTTTTGTGTAATAGTTTGTTGATCTTAATCCACCGGGTTGTCGTTGATTAAAAGCAGCAGGACTCATTCTTTGTGTTGGTGCGGTTTGTTTTGGAATTGACATTCCTTGATTAACTACATCAAGAAGTGTTGGACCCTGCTTAATTAAACTTTGAATGCCTCCACCGCTTTGAGCAAAAACTGTACCGGGAACAAAGTTGAATGGTCGGCGTCTTATAGGTAATCTGTCAAGACTGGCTGATGCTACTTCAGACTGAGGTCTAACAGCAAGAGGATTTTGGCGAACAGTATCAACAATACCAATACCAGAATCAGAACCACCATCATCAGCCCCAACACCAAGACTTCCTAAACCGCCTGTAGATGATGCTGATCCTATAGGAGAACCTGACAAAGACGTAAGGCTTTCTGATCCAATAGGCGCACTGATTGAAACATCAGAGCCAAGTAAAGATTCAGCGGCAGGAGATGAAAGAGACGATCTTGATGGTCCAACAGTTACAGACGCAATGGGTGATGTAAGAGAGGATGGAACACCTAACGCTTGTCCAATATTGTTAGCTACATTTTCTGCAGAAAGATTTCCTATATTTGCCAATGTTTCATTGCCAACCATCTCTCCAAATTTTCCTACGGCGGTAACACCAAGGTTCGCTAAACCGAGTGGAGTTGGTGCAAGAGATAGTAATCCGTTTGCCACAAGTCCTAATACAGAAGTAATAGGAGAAACAGTAGTTGATTCTGTTGAATCTTGTGATAAAGAGGGAAGACCTAGAGTAGTATCCAAACCTAATTCGTCGCCGTGTATCGCCCCCGCTTCTGCTGCTGCTACTGCTGCATCAAAACTTGCTGTGTCAGTTTCAGCTGCATCACTTTTTGCGTCTGCCTCAGCTTGTGCTGCTGCTTCTGCTGCTGCCGCATCTGCTGCTGCTTGACCAAAACTTTGTGTGTCAGCTTCAGCTGGATCACTTGCTGCGTCTGCATCACCGCCATCGCCGCCATCGCCAAAAGAATAGAACTTTAATTCTTCTTCAGAAAATAAATCAAAAGAATTAAAAACATTATCATTCCATACAGAAATTCTAAGCGGATCGGCTGTATTTTTTCTATTAAGCATATTAAGCCCTCTTTGCCACTCTAAATACTTTTTTAGACGATACTTCTTTATTTAGTCTTCTAAAAAATATATTATTTAAATTTTTTTCTTTATAAATTTCTAATTCACTAGCTTTTTTTCTTTCTCTATCTAACTTTAATAGATACTTAATTGCATTATTATTAGAACTAACAACATTTATTAACCAACAAATATCTCCACTATTCCAGTCATCTTCTTGAAGTCGATAATTTTCAGTAATATATTTTTGGTTAACTTCAGGACTAAAAAAAGCCCACGATATATAACACTCAGGAGAACCATCTTCTTCATATATTATATATTGATTTAATTTTAATGGTGGTATAACTAATCTATTAATATCCTCAATAGTATATTTTTTATGAATGGGTGATGTACTTAGAATACTTAATATTGTCTCTAAATCATTTTTAGTATCGTTAATCATTAATTTAAATCATGCCAAGAAGTATCTGCCCCTAAACTAACATAGCCTACAAACTTTCCCCGGCTTGCTGAGTATGCAATATTACCAGCTTGTGGCCTTCCAATTTGTGTTACAGTTACTACTGTAAAAATATTTGTAGATGGTCTAGTCTCTTCTTGTATATCCCTTGTTTGTAAATCTAATAGTAATTTAGCACCCCACTCTGATAGTGTAGTGTAAAGATTATCTACTTCTGAATCAACAAAGCGGACAAACTTAGGTAATTCTGGATATCGTACTGGCATTACCTAAGTCCGTCCTCTTGTAAAGAAAGTCTTAAAGAGCCATATCTCCATTCAGTTCCGCCAGTACCGTCACAAGAAACTAGAATGGTTGCTTGCCTTCCTCTTGCCCTTAAATCAACCTTCTTTGTAACTGGTGTAATTGTAAATGGACCCTTTGTCACTGCATCATTAACTGGAAAATTTTGTGCTATAATACTAAAATTTAAGTTACCGTTGTTTAATGTAAAGTCAGGAATAAGCCTATCCATAAACATTATTTCATTTCCGTCTTCAATATCAAATGCTGCAGACTCAATAAAAGATTGTTGCGGTTGTCCATTGGCTGTAAAAATTCCTACAGGTTCATTATCAATAAGATAAGATAAAGTGTCTGTAGTTATAGTATTACCAAAAACATCCTTATCTTCATATGTTGTGTATGAAGTTGTACCAAATGACCATGTTTTTTCTAATGGATTATAAAGAACATATTTATTAGGTTCATCTGAATTTGAGGAACAATAAAGCCATATAATTTCTTTAAACTCAGAATTTATACCAGCAAAAACTTTATCTTCCGCATTACGATTAAAATCTTCAAAGACATATCTACGGACAGTACAATCTAAATTTCTAACCTGTCCATCAAAAGCATAGAAATTATCTTTACCCATCCAAATACTAATGCCATCAAAGTCAACGGCAGCATGAGGACTAACTAGACCACAGTTTGTACCTGCCTGTTGAAAGGAAAATACAAAGGGTGGACCAGTAAACTGCATAAGCCATAAGGCATTATCAGTCCAAACATTAACAGCATTTCTTGATCTAACAGCACCAACAATTTCTGTACCATCAGTTAAAATAACTTCTCCAGAAGTGCTGCTTACTGACGGAGTAAAATTATTATAGTTGTTTTGGTCTGACCAGCGAACCAGCATTGGGTTAAAAATACCAGTACCAAACTCTGTAGACCCAAAAGCAATAACATGTCTATCATTAGGAGATACTAAAATATAATTATTAACTGAAGGTGATGCACTAATAATTGCTGCTCTATCTGGAGTTGATTCAATTGTAGTATTCCATATAAAAATTCGACTACCTCTTCTACAAGCAATTAAGTCCTCACCAAAAGTATCTAAGCTCCATTGCGTATTTCGAGTGATAATATTAGAAGCAGAAGCTGGCTGGTTCCACGCTCTTATACCTGTTATAGATACGCCAGCATTATAAACATCAGCACCATATCCCAAATTTGTAATAGCAGTGTTAGTTCCTGTAGGTAAAAGATATTTAAGTGTTGCTGTCCCCACCTTGTTTTGTGTTAATTCAGCAGCTACTGTAGTTTCAAAATGAAATCTATTATTATTAATAACTGAAACTTGAAATGTTTTATTACTTAAATCTTGATTTCCGCCAATAGATGTAGAAGATGTAAATGTTACAAAGTCTCCTGTTGAAGCACCATGAGAAGAAACAGAAACAATAATAGTTGTTTCGGTAGCTACAGTATAAAAACCATTATCAATACCGTCAATTGTTACAACAGCAGAAACATTTGTTCCAACGCTTACTTCTTTAATAGGCGTAATATCAATATTCGTATCATTGTTATATTCATATAATTTTTGTTCAGTTCCAAAAGAAGCAAACTTATATGACTGATTATCAGACCAAGCAATTAAATCTCTAGCAATACCATCAAACGCTGTGTTAACTCTTTTAACATAACCTCTTAAATTTTCAGGACGGCCCTGCCTAAACCGAACTTTGTCAGCATTGTACCAAGAGCCTTCTTCTGCATACTCAGTAGACTCTCGGTTAATTCCCGGTTTAAAATTTAATTTTACAAGTCTTGATTCAGTTGACATATAGCTTATCCAAGAGAAGAAACAAAGGTTGTATCTACAATAGAAGTTCCTCTTACATTATATACTAGTAAATCTACAGCATTAATTGATGTTGACATCACAGGCGCAGTACCTCCACTAAACTTATATGCATCACCAAATGCTAATGTTCTGCTCCCAACACTATCCTGAATAATATAAATGTGACCTGTCTGACCAGCTAAAGTGTTTGTTGGGTTTTCAAGAACTCTATTGCCAGCGAGGGAAACAACAAAGTTTGTTCCTGTAGAAAGATCAAGAGCTATAGAAGCAGCGTCAGTAAGTGTAACTGGAGTTCCGACAACCTGTTTAATAAATGTAGCTTTATTAATAATTGCAGTAGAAACAGATGCTGTAGCAATGTGAGCATCTGTTGCAGAAATACTGGTTGCAAAACCAACGGCAGAAGAAAATGTATTTAAATTAGTAAAAGTATTTTCTTCATTTAATTTAGCAAAGTTAGCCAAATTAAGACGGTCATTCATAGAATAAACAGATACTGAATCAGAAAAGAAAATGCCAGCAGCTGAAGCTACTACTGTTGAACCTGATCCACTAGCAGTTTTAATTGTTATAGCAGAACTATTCTGACGGACTGTTTGATCATTGACAATATAAAATTTTGTTTTAGCAGGAATAATAATATTAACATTTGAAGATACAGTACCTACAAATTCTAACATTGCTGATCTAGATTGATCTGCAGCACCATTAGATTCTGTTAAAGTAACATCGACAGAACTGCAAGCAATTGTTGTATAAGCTGCAATAGCAGAATCAACAAGATCAATAACTTCATTATTAAGAATCAATCCCCAGCTATTGGGATTGTCGCCGTCTCCTTGCTTTGTAAGGCGAATATTTGTTGTATATGTACTTGCCATTCTTACTTTCCTTATAAAGAGTTATGTTTTTGTTGTGCTACTGTTCCAGCAATTAGAATGTAACCAAAAAAATTTTTACTTATGACTGACTGTACTTTTAATACTACATTAGAGACTTGATCGTAGTCTTTATAAGTAGTTATAATCTCATGCACTACAAAAGTAGAGGGAGGATTAAGACGAACACACTTTCTTTTTAGTTGTTTTTTTACAATAGCAGTTTTAAAATTCTCTTTTGATTTTGAATCTGCAAGAGCAATATCCAGAATGTCCTTCTCAGTTTCACATATTAAAAATACAGTTACTCCATCTCCTATATGCCATAATTCTTCTTTTGCTTGTGCTGTACTACAACTGGGCAGTATTGAAATAACAGCTACAAGAAACAATGTAAAAAGAAGTTTCATTTATTATACAGCAGTTTCTCTTGGGTTAACAGGCCAGTCATTAAATTCTGCAGCAACTTTACCTGCATCTGCCATCTCTTGTGTAAGTACTGTCATAGCTTCAAGACCTGCTACATCTGTCTTTGCATCAATGGCAGTTTCCAGTGCATCAGCTTTTGCTCTTAGGTCTGTACGCCACTGTGCAAGGTCTGCTGGCTTTGCAGTACCATTGTCCTGCTCTCTGATAACAATCCAATCAGTTTGCGCTAGATAACCACTTAGTAGATCAGAGACATGCTTCTTCATTGTATCCTTGATAGCATCAATGTCTTTGGCAGTTTGTGTTCTGGTGACAACAACTCTGTTCTCTTCAACAACAGGAGCAGACTCAGAAGAAGTGTAGAACATATTTTCTACTCTGCTACCTTCATATACATAAGGTACAATACCCAGTGCCTTACGTTCTTCATCTGTCCAAGCACGGGTAAAGATTGTCTTAGGATATTGCACATTATTAATTGTCATGGCTTTTGGTTGGTTAATAATCTCTACCAACTGACTGCCCATAATTCTTGCCCACATAGTTTAGTTTCCTTTCTTACATACAAACATCTTCATAACGGATGCTCTGTGATCGTCTGTAGTTGTTAAGTTCATGTGCTTTTTTCTTTTTACTAAATAGTTTTTTAAACATACTTACCTACCATATACAGGAGGTAGTGTACCATTACCTCCTATATCTGCCATTGCTATGTAAATATAAGTTCTGCCAGTAGCGTTAATTACTCCAGAATTTGTTCTGAGCTTGATACCATCAGACAAAAAATCAAAAGCAGGATTGTTTCCGAAGTTTGTACTATGTGCTTCTTCAACAGTAGTATCATTAGCCTCTAATGTACCACCATTTAAACCACCAGCAGTAGTAGTCCCATTATATGTATATCTTGCAGAATCAGCGACAAACCAATCATGTGCAGAATCAGAAACAGTAGTCTCTTTTACCAACCACCAACGAGGTTTAAAACCTAAACTTATGTAAGGTCCAGCAGTAGACGAATTTCCAATGTAGCTGCCTACTTTACACACACCGGGAACTGATCGGAAGGCGAAGAAGATTAAAGTCCCGGAAGATGCATTAACGGAATTATCCGTGCCAACAGTAAACACTGAGGAAGTCGGCGCAGTATCGTTCCAGTAAACCGGGCTGTCGGATGCGGCCAATGTGTTATTTAAGAACAACACATCGGTTTCGGCATCGCTTGCGATACCATTGTGATAAACAGGCCAATTCTCCGCTGTCCCTGTGTTTTTAACAATAATCATTTCTGGTGCGCCACCTAGACCATGCCCGATTGTTGCATTAGCACCTGTGCCAGTGTACGTTCCAATCGAAAAATGACCTGCACCTGCTACGGTAACAGTTGAAGTTATAGAGCCATCTGTGTTTGACGAACCAGTGCCGCCAGCAAGCCAGTTCCACGACACGTAATCTTCTGTGTTAGTATTAACAGCATCTAAATTACCAACTGTAAAACCATCAGTGTCAAATGTAGACAACGATTCGACATTTGTTACTTCGGCATTAAATGAATTAGACGATATATATTTGGTTACGCCTCGCACAACATCAGTCAAAATATGACTGTCCGCTGCATCCCTATTCTTAATCCATACCAAATCTGGCTGAAAACCTGTTCCTGTAACTGCTTTACCACCAGAACCAATTGCAGTGCCATTGCCTGTATAAAGCGTAGCGTTGAAATAATCTATACCTTGATAGTCTGGTGCTGTTAGGTTTGCACTATTAAGTTCGAGAAAATCAGTCGGCAAAGTCTCAAAATGTGTGCGTTGCCCGAACGATACCGTGAGTTGACTTCCGACTGCAAAATGCAAACCCGGCGACATTTCTGACGCGCTAAGAGTATAAGTTGGCGTTGCGCCAGTTGTCGGGTCGCCGCCGCCCAAATACGCAATCCCAGCGCCGTTGTGATTTCGCCCAAGCCACAACTTTCCGGAATCAGCATCGAAAGCGATGATGAAAGTGTCGTTGATGGAGCTGATAACCGTGGAATTTGTTCCGACGCTGTCATGCTCAGATCGAAAAAACGATGCTCCCGGTGCGTCAATTGCGCCCCAGCTATCATTCGTTCTCCCAATTTTTGATGTGCGTGTATGTGCCGGTGTGCAAATACCAAAGCTAAAATCTCCTGCATCAACTCGACCAGAAATTGCCCATTTCCCGGTCGTTGGTATTAGCATCGACGAAAGAATCACATGGTCAGTCGCTGTCGGTTGCCGTGTTGCACCTTCCGAGGTTGTCGTGGAACTGCCTTTGTCCAAAATATTAAGCACGGCGTAATTTAATGACGGTGTACTAATTGACTGATTAGCACTGCTCATACTGTTAGGTGTGAAATCATTAGCGTTAGAGCTAATATCATTCCCCAAATCAGCACTATCTGCAAAGTCAAGACAGAAGCTATTTCCTCCTGCTGTAGTTGCAAGAGCAGCTATGTCTGCGTCAGCCTTTGGAACATACTGAGAACCATTAGTGCCAAATGTAAATGTATCTAGGAAATCTGTAACGGCTACGTCACCATTTTGGATTGATTTTGAATCCAAAAAGACATGTTGTGCCTGATAATTTTTATACTTGGTACTCGTGATACGAGAACCAATATAGTGTCCCGTAGCAGTTCCCGGAAAATCTACATGATTTAAACTTGGGTAATCTGATTGTGCAAAAGATGTAATCTCTTCGCCATTAAAATAAATTTTTATTCTGTTTGATGCAATTGCTTGCGTAGAATCGTAACTCACAAGAAAGTGTTGCCACCCTATATCTCGAAAAACTTGCGTTGGACGCAGCCTAAAATCATAACTTCCACCGCCATTATAGCTGTTAAATTCTACGTCACCACCACCGCTCTGCTGATTATAAAAACTAAGCTCAGTGTATGCGTTTGATGCGCTTGTTCCAGCACTCCAAACTGGGAAAACTGTACCGGAAAAAATTCCCGGTGGTTGTACCCAAACGGCCCAAACGTATCTCTTGCCGGATTGACTGCCGGGGGCAGAGCTAAAGGTTTTTTCTAAATAATCGGCGCTACCGTCTAACCAAACAGAATTACTAATCAGCGTTGGGTCAAATGGTACTGGACCTGTACTCTGTCCACTTGCACCTAGAAGAAGATTATTATTAAATACCATTATTATTCCTTAGTCTTTAATGATTCTGTTAGCATATTAACAAAAGCTTGTTTACCAACTTCTAACTGGTCTACATTAAATCTGGCAGAAGAAAGTTTACGATCTAGGTCAGCAATATGGTTTACATATAGCTGTTGTTCTTCAGTCATGTCTTCGTATTGATATTCTACGTCATCAATAATAATTGGGGTTTTTTCATTTTTTCCCATTATCATTCTCCTTTTGTTTATGTGTTAAGTTAAGCTGCCCAAGGGGTGCCACTACCCTCCGTAGGATTTTGGAGAAGCTGCAACTGAGCAGCTATGTTTGCTTCGATAGAAGCTACTCCTTCTGCGCCGATAGCGTCCTTCGTCCACTGTAGTGCCTGTGCTTCAGTAATGTCAGCATAGGGTGTAAAGTTAGATAGATCGTCAGTTGGAATATTTACTGATCCATAAACTCTAGCCTGATTGCCTTGATCGTCAGCATCAATGCACTGCCAATGAGAATTATTTACTACATCTGTTTCACCGTCTAGTGATATAGCATAATCTAGTTGTACGATTGACCAAGTAATTGCCATTTTATTTATCCTTTAATTTAGCTTACGTTAAGAGTTGCAACAGCATGAATTGCTGTAGTAGTATATACGATATAATCAATTCTGTCAACTGCTCCTGCAGCAGTAGACAATGTAGGTGCAGTACCACCAGCAAATTTCCAATAAGAACCAAAAGACAATGTTCTTGATCCTGTACCGTCCTGCACAACAAAGATACTGCCTGTCTGACCTGCATCAATATTACTTGGATTAGCAAGCGTACGGTTGCCGCCAAGAGTTACAGAGAAGTTCTGATTAGCATCAAAGTCAGGAGTGATGGTTGCACCATCTGTTAGTGTACCAATATCTGCTTTAGCCGCTTTGGTTATGTGAAGTTGTTTTGCAGGCGACGAAGTACCTATACCAACATTGCCTGAAGTGTCCATAGTAATTCTATCAGTCGCACCAGTGCTATCACGAATTACAAAGTCACCTGATGAACCTTTAGATTGAATTAAATGTGTACGAGTACCAGTAGATATAGCAAGTTCAGCAATGTCTGATGCAGTACTTCCAGTTACTTTAGTGCGAGTTTGAAGTGTGCCACTTGCAGCTTGGCTTTCAAATTGGGCTACTGGGGAAGTAGTGCCAATACCAACATTACCCGCGAAGGTGGATGATTGGTCTTGTGCAAATGTGACAATGTTGTTGTCACTTGCGTCACGGATAAACAGCGATCCAGTATTGACATCCAAATAGTTATTGTTTGATGTATGCTGGATTGTCATATCCGTGCTGTTACCGAATATGAGTGTACGGGCGTCTGCTAGCTTCACATTCCCCGCGAAGGTGGCTGATTGGTCAGATGCAAGGGTCAGGGCGGTTGCCCCGTTGGTAATAAAATCTATCGTGTCAGTGGCAGTTGTACCTCTGATCCAAAGTCCGCTATCCCATTCAACCCTACCTGTTGTTGGTAAGTTAAAATTAACTCCGGCGGTGACGTCACCAGCGAAGGTGGCTGCTGTAGATGAAAGCGTGAAATAATCCGCAACTTCATTAACGCCGACATACAGAACGCCATCCGTGAAAGATGTTAATTGCCAGTCTTTGCCAGACGCACCTTGGTTGTTAAGCCGAAGCTTTGGGGTTGTTGCACTTTGGGCCAACACAGAACTTGTTGAAGTTAAGCTATCAACAGTCGTCGCCCCAGCCGAGAGGGTGCCATTAACGTCTAATTTTGCGGAAGGTGACGAAGTACCAATACCGACGTTGCCGCTGCTGTCGATACGCATGTCCTCACCAGAACCATTAGTTCTCAAAACCATATAGTCTGATCCGTGATCATATTGAATCATGCCACGATTTTCATCGTCAGCATCACCAAAATGAAGCGCACTTTGACCTGATGTACCGCCAATTACACTTATAGCAGCAACATCTGATGTTGTTGCATTATGTTGAAATAACGCTACTGTATTTCCAGAAGTTGTTTCTGAAGGAGTTGTTCCTGACCCATTACTTACTTCCAATCGTGCGTAGCTTGGACTTTTTCCAATACCGACATTCTGGCTGCTGTCTAAGGTGAGGGCTATTGTCCCCGCCGATTTCAATACTATCTGACTAGCGTTTGTCGGGTGGCTTTCACCGTAGAAGATTGCGGCACCACCTGCGCCAGTCGTTGAACCACCAGCAATTTGCAGGAAAGATGTCGCCGCGCCATCTTTATAGATGTTGCTGATATTGTTCAGGGTGAGATTACCAGAGGCGTCATACGCAAATCGTGTGACAGAGCCGCTATTAGATTTGAACGTGGAGGCGTCATTCAGCGTCGTCGCACCAGCCGTTAGATCACCACCAATACTGACATTTCCACCAACATTAAGTGTACCGCCAATTGATGCAGATGTAATAACTGTTAGTGTATTAAATGTTCCACTATCAGCAGATACGTTACCTTCAATAACTGCATTGATACTTGTAATAGCTGCTGCATTGATACTTGTAAGTGCTGATACGTTTGCTACTACAACATTGATGCTTGTAATTGAATCAAGATTTGTTTGTGTTAGTACAGATACTGCAGCAAGTTCAGCACTTGTTGCAAAGTCAAGATTATCAACTACAGTATTAATGCTTGTAATAGCTGCAGCATTAACTGAAGTAAGTGCTGAAACATTTGCAACTACAGTATTAATACTGGTAATTGAATCAAGATTTGTCTGTGTTAATGCTGATACTGCAGCAAGTTCAGCACTTGTTGCAAAGTCAAGATTATCAACTACAGTATTAATGCTTGTAATAGCTGCAGCATTAACTGAAGTAAGTGCTGAAACATTTGCAACTACAGTATTAATACTGGTAATTGAATCAAGATTTGTCTGTGTTAATGCTGATACTGCAGCAACATCATTTACTGTTGCAGCAGTAACACCAGAGATAAGCAGATCACCTGTTACTGCAAGAGCAGTACTAACTGAAACTGTACCAAAGTTTTGGTCTGCAGAAACAAGGATTGTACCACTTACAGGTATTGAACTTGATACTGCACCATCAACTGTAATCTTAATACCAGTACCTGCTTCAATAAATTTAACAGTACCACCTTCGGCAGATGGAACATTTATCAGACCTGAACCATCACCTACAAAGAATGCTGCGCTAACAATACTATTAAATGTAGCAATAGAAGCAGATACTTTAGCAACATTAATTGTTGTATCTTCTAAACTTACAGCAATAGTTGGATTGCCCTCAGTACCATCACCATTAGTGATTGCAATGCCTGCACCAGCAGTTAAAGTTCTACCGTTTACTTCTCCACCGCTTACAGCAACAAGACCTACAACACCAGTAAGATCAGCTAGATTATTTAGTGTAGATGCATTAGCAGTAAGAGTTACACCATTAAGCTGAAATGTTCCATTAATGTTAACAGTAGAATTACTAAGCTGCAGTCCTGAGTTTGTACCTGATCCGTCTTGAACAGTCTGTACTGTTCCAGTAAGTCCAGTATTATTACTTCCTACTTGGAGAAGCTGCTTATAACTATTTGCAATTGTTGATCCAGTAAGTGTTGCCATTATATCATATTCCAATCAGTGTCATAATTTTCCCAAGTATTAGTAGCATTATTCCATACTAGATTTCGATCATTATTCAATGGTGGGCGTGGATTACGAATACTCTCGTCATCTCGTACATTAGCAGTCCTATTCTGCGGATGATTCTTTAGATCATATGCTCCATCATAATCTGTAGGGCATACAAGCATACCATAACTATTCATCTTCAATACCCTATGAGGATACTGAAAACCACAAGTGTCACATATTGCTAATGCTCGCTTGTTGCTTGCCATAATTATACTTTATTTAATCGTGGTAGAAAATAGGCACTTGCTCTTTCTCTGTCTTCGTCCATTGCTCTTGAAAGTCTTTCTTCGTATTCCATCTTTAAAAACTGAATACGTGAACCATCTACACCGGGTCGCTTCATTGACATAAAGTATGATAGACCTGCTGTAAGGCAGGGAAGAAAACGTCTCGATACATCAGCAATTTGTACAGCAGACTTATTAACATCTTGTGTATACTTTATCTGTTCTAGTTTAAGAGTATCTGTTGTATTTTCTGGTACAGGCCAGAGGTAAAGAGTAGGGTTAGCGCGATCACGGCGAATAGCATACTGTGTAGGTCTTCCCTTTTGACTCTTTCGAGGTATCTTGAGATACTCTTCCATGCTAATTCTTTCAAGTTGTAAATCAGTATTATCTCTACTTAATACTGCCTCTGTAATATCTATTGTGCTAGAGGTAAGAGCATAAGCTGTAACGCTAGTAGAAACTGAAACTACTGTAGTACCAGCAGTCCATAGAAGGATTCCTCGATTCTGCCAATCCTGTAAAAGAAGATTAATTGAACGACGAGCAGACTTAGGTTCATGTCCTAATGTCTGTTCACCACCAATCATTTCCATTGCTTCTTGAATAACTTCATCAATATCCATTGAGAAGTTATATGTGCCGCTGGTACTCATTAGAGTTATCCTTAGTCGTTATACTCTACAATCTTACCCGGTTCATAATCTACAACAACATCTTGTTCTGCACCTTTAACCTGTGGACCTTTACGTGCAGCACCAAAACCCTGACCTGTAGGTTTACCAGTCATCTTTAAAACGTCCTCTTGTGTACGAGGATTTTTAATCCAATTATACGTATACTCTTTTACTGCCATTTTTAATTCTCCTGTTAACTTTACGTTTAGTTTTTCTTTTCTTACTAGGTACTTTAGTAATCTGTTGTGGTATACTTGATCTACCTATAGCCATCTAACACTTCCATCTCTTACGTGCTTGGCGTAATCTTGAATTAGGATTTTTAGCAGCTTTGGGAAACTGTTTCATTTGTCCTGCACTACGTGCACAGTAACTCTTTCTGCGTGCTGCTCGTTTACCTGTAGGATTAGATTCAGTTACAGCAGTCTGTAATTTACTACCGGGATTTTCTCTGCGGTACTTAGCTACACCCTTTTCAGTCATGCCTGCTCCTTGTTTGGTAGGACGCTTCTGTCCACCGCCAATAGTATGACCCTTCATTCCCTTACCAGTAGACTTACGTTTCTTTTTTACAGCCATTACTTTTTCCCACGTGTTTTAGTGCTAGTTTTAAAAGTACGAACCATAGTAGGCTTACCACCTACACCTTGCTTAACTGCTCGCTTACGTTTTACTGCAGATGATTTCTGCCCTGCTGTCATACTCTTTGCTTTTGCAAGTGGCACACACTTAGGATATTTACGCTTTGTATTCTTGGTTGACTTTCTTCCACAGGGTTGATACTTTCCGTCCTTCTTTGGTGCACCAATATCAACCCACTTCTCGTCTACCCATTTGCGTAAACCACCACCTGCTTTCTTCTTTACAACTTTTTTCTTTTTATTTCCACCCGGCTTTACCTTGCCACTACAAACAGCAGACGCATACATATTTGCATAAGCTGATGGATATACATCAAACTTACGCTTTGCTGCAGCTTTACCCTTTGGACATAGTTTAGCCACGTTTCCTTTTT